AATGAGTGAATCCGAATTAGAAACGCCTGATTATGAACTCCCCGATTTTGACGTTTTTATGCGTGATTATGTGGGTGTTCAGAATGACACCGAAAATAAATATTTGCAATTTATAAAGTCGCGCAAAAGGTATTTGGTCTGTAAGGGTAGCCGTGGAAGCAAGAAGTCGTGCACTACCGCGTTAAAAATCATTTATTTGATGATGTATTATTTTTTCGCGTATGGACTGAAACCGAATGTGCTGGTGATTCGGCGGTACATGAATACGAACTGGAACAGTACGCGTGCGCAGTTGATTTGGGCAATCGAAAAACTTGGGTGTAAGAAGTTGTGGGCAATTCCGAAAGGTTCGCATACTATGACTTTTCTTCCGCAGAGTATCGCCAAAGATGAGATTTACAGCGGACAGCAGATATTGTTCCGCGGACTGGACGACCCTCAGTCGATAACTTCGATTACTGTTGCGGACGGTTATTTATGCTGGGTATGGTTCGAGGAAGCATATCAGATTAGCAGTGAAGATGATTTTAACATGATTGATACGTCGATTCGCGGACACTTGCCCGACCAACTTTATAATCAGTTTATTCTTACGTTCAATCCGTGGAGCGACAAGCATTGGCTGAAGAAAAGGTTTTTTGATGAATCTGATGAAAACACGTTTGCGATAACTACGAATTACAAGATAAATGAATTTCTTTCAGAATCCGATAATCAGATATATGAGATAATGGCAAAAAAGAATCCGCGCCGATACAGAATCGAGGGGTTGGGTGAATGGGGAATTGCCGAGGGGTTGATATATGAGAATTGGAAGCAGGAAGAATTCAGCGTTGATGATGTAATCAAGCAGAATCTGAAAGTTAAGGACAATCGGGGGTTGCCGAATCTTGTTTCCTGCAACGGAATAGACTTCGGATATAACGACCCGACCGCTTTTGTTGGTGCGTATGCGGATAAAAAGAATTACAAAATTTATGTGTATTATGAATATTACGAACGCGAAATGGAAAACCGAAAAATAGCCAATGCACTCATAACGGCAGGATTCGGAAGCAGTCTGATTCTTGCGGACAGTGAAGACCCCCGAACAATAAACGAACTGAAGTTGCTGGGACTACACGGAATAAGGGGAGCAAGGAAAGGTGCAGGAAGCGTGCTGGGCGGAATACAGCGGTTGCAGGATTATGAGATAATCGTTCACCCGAGGTGCGTTCACACAATCGAGGCACTTTCCAATTACGCATGGAAAAAAGACAGGTTGAGCGACAAAATAACGAACGAACCAGAGCATGACTTTTCGCACATTCCCGACGCGCTGAGGTATGGGACGGAATCACTTCCGCGCTTTGGAATTCAGGTGTAAAACTTCATAAGGCAGGGAATTTTGACCCTGTCTTTTTTGTTTCAAATTCTTCCATATAAGGCTAACTCAAAAAAAAATAAAAAAAATATTAAAAAAAGTACTTGACAAAAAAAATAAATAGATTATAATAAAGGCATAAAGGTTGCAGGAAAGCAACCAAAAAATTAACACTTAGAGAGGTAAAGATTATGACTAGGGAAATGACTAAGGAAGAAAAAGAAAAACTGTATGACGCTGGAATGAGAGCGTTCATAGAATGGCTGTTTTCTGTCGAAGGAATTGGAATTGTCAAAACAGCAAAAAAAGTTTTGTGTTGCTATGGGGATTCAACCACACAAAATGAGGTTCTTTTTTACAAAGCAAAAAAAGACGGAAACATATCTGCAAAACCGTTTTTTTCAGTTCCATTTGGATATTCTAGCGTTGCGACTGACGAAATGATGAAAGGATTTTTTCAAACGGCGTACAAATTTATTGGTAATTGAGGTGTAAAACTTCATAAGGCAGGGAATTTTGACCCTGTCTTTTTTGTTTCAAATTCTTCCATATAAGGCTAACTCAAAAAAAAATAAAAAAAATATTAAAAAAAGTACTTGACAAAAAAAATAAATGGATTATAATGTAAGTATAAAAGGTTGCAGGAAAGCAACCAAAAAATTAACTTAGAGAGGTAAGGAAAATGGAAGAATTATTGGGAATGAAAATTAGTCAGTACGATGGTTGTTATGAACTGGTTTTAATTAAACCGTTTGAAGAAGAATTTTCTGCCATGAGAAAAGTGGCTGAAGAAACAGGAAAATATCCTGCTTATTTTTATTTTCAAAAAATTCTGAAAAGTGGCAAAAAATCAAAGCAAGGATTTTTTGCCCTGATGTTCAAAAATAATAAACAAATTGTGAAAATCTAGATTCAGACACCCTCTTGCAGGGGGGGTTTTTTATTTGAGCGAAATAAAATATAATTCCTATCCATGGGAATCAAATACAAGTCAAAATCTACAGAGCAATATTGGAAAGACAGATTCAGTCTGAATGAAAGTCTGGGTGATAGGACTGAAAGGGAAACACTCAAACATCTCAAGGGATTGTATCAGAATGCAATGCTTGAAATAAACAAGGAAATTGAAGCGTTCTACGGGCGGTATGCAGAAAATAACAGTCTCACGCTGGTTGAGGTCAAGAAGAGGTTGAATCCCAAGGAACTGAAATCGGCAAAATATGAAATAGCGAAATATTATTCAGAGATTGACAGGCTGGCAAGGGAAGCAAACGGCGAAGTGTCCGTGAAGTTGTTGCGCAAGTATGCCGAGGAATTGCGCCTGCATTCGGCAAAAGCATACATGAGCAGATTGGAAGATTTGAAAATTCGCATAAAAAATAACATTGTAAAATTGGGGTTGCAGGAAGAAACAACCATTCATGATTTGCTTCTTGAGGCGAGGAAAAATTCCTACTTAAAATCAGCATATGAATTGAGCAAATATCAGGGATTCACGAATGCAATTTCGGACGGTCAATTCAACAAGGTTGTAGACGAACGCTGGTTGGGTGAGAATTATTCTGACAGGGTGTGGGAGAGTAAATCAACGCTTGAAAGTTCGCTGGAAAAAACATTCTTGCAGGGAGTAGTCCGCGGACAGAATCCGCGCAAGATAGCCGAGGAAATGCGGAATGATTTGAACGGCGGATATTACAGGTGTGAAAGGCTGGCAAGAACTGAAATGATTCATGCTTACAACGAATCGACCTTGCAGAGTTACAGGGATTACAACGTAAAGGAATATCAGTTCGTGTGCGGACTGGACGAACGGACATGCCCAGACTGCGGTGCATTGGACGGCGAGCATTTCCGAATCGCCGATAAAATAGAGGGCGTGAATTATCCAGTCATGCACCCGAATTGCCGATGTACCACGATTCCATATTTCGCCAGAGATGAATTTGATTCTGAATCCACACGGGTTGCGAGGGATTCAGAGGGCGAAAGTTATGATGTGCCTGATAACATGAGTTATTCAGAGTGGATGAAAATGGTTAAAAGATAGATTTTTTAGAAAAAAATAAAAAAATTATTAAAAAAGTACTTGACAAAAAAAATAAATAGATTATAATAAAGGTATAAAGGTTGCAGGAAAGCAACTAAAAATTAACTTAGAGAGGTAAGGAAATGAAATTTGAAACAAGAAAAGAAGCGGTAAAGGCACTGGAAGACATGGGGCTGAAACAGTTCCAGAAAAACAGATTTTGTTTTTCTGGAACATATTATTTATCTCACGGGGAATATTCTTCCCCAGAATTCTCAATCAGAAAAAAAGGCGCAAAATATTGTATCAGAAGATACAATTATTTTTACGACAATACTTATAACGCACCAGCGAAAGCGGAATGGCTTTAGTTTCAACTCCTCGCCCCTTACAGGAGCAAATTCTGTAAGGGGTTTTATTTTGCCACTTTATTTTTTCGTGGCAATAATCTATATTTGTTCCCATGGAAATCATAAACAATATGGAAAACACGACATTCTCGGAATCGCTGAAAGCGAATGAGATTGCGCAAATTATCGTTGACAAATACAGGGAATCGCCCTTTGTCCGTGATGTAAGGATTGCGGACAGGTATTACAACAATCATAACGCGGAAATCGAGAAAAAGACGCGCGTATATTATGACAAGGACAGGAACAAGATTGAGAATCCGAATGCGCACAATGCAAGAATCAAATCCAATTTCCTGCGAATGCTTGTCCAGCAGAAGCAGGATTACGGATTCGCAAAAACTTTCATTCTGAAACTGTCAGACGACAAAGAACAGGAAATTGAACTTGCAGAAAATGAATATGGTGCGGAATGGAAAAAATTTCTTGAAAAATCATTATACAAAATGAGTTATGTTCTTGCTGGTCAGGCAGTGAATCACGGCGTGGCGTGGTGTTATGTGTGGATTAACGATGACGGCGAACTTGAATTGAAAGACGTTCCCAGCGATTTAATCTATCCGATATGGAAGAACCGCCAGCATACAAAATTGGATAAACTCGTTTATAATTATCGCACGGAAAAATATGAATCTATGAATCCGACTGTGTACGAGTATGCGGAATTGTGGGATAACAACGAACGCCATTTGTTCAATGTTTCTGACGGATATGTGGAGGAAGATGTAACCAAAGACGAAAGCGGTTCGCCGATTTATGCGCATATGCTGAACAATAAGGGCGGTGTATCTTGGGGTGAAATTCCTTTCGTCTGTTTCAAGGCAACTGATGATGAAAAAGGATTGCTTTGCTTCATTAAGGAACAAATTGACAGTTATGATATTCTCGACAGTAAGTCGGTGGACGGACTGATTGACGACCTAGACCCGATACTTGTGCTCAAGGGAATCAGTCCTGCAGTAGGGGATTTGCTTGAGGCTAGGGAACTGGCAAAGATGACGCGCACGATTGCCACGGATTCGGACGGAGACGCAGGATACATTCAGGCGCAGACGGCAATTCAGAGTCATCTGGAAAAAATGGAAAGTCTGCGAAAAGACATAATCAAATTCGGATACGGAATCGACTATGAAGATTCGCGGTTCGGCGGTAATCCGAATCAACTTGTAATTAAATCGCTGTATCAGAATCTTGACACTTACACGGACGGACTGGAACGGCATTTT